AAGTTGAGGAAGAACAAACTTTCACCATTAAAGCATCAGGTGAAGAAAAAGAAGTTACCCTTGATGAACTAAAGAAGTCTTATCAACTAGGCACTGATTATACTAAAAAGACTCAAGAAGTAGCTGAACAGCGTAAAGTCATTGAGCAGGAAGCTAAAGCTATTATTGAAGCTAGACAAGTTAGAGATGATTATCAAAATAAATTGCAGTCAATAGAAGAATTTTTAACTGGACAAAATGACAGTCCAGAAGAATTGTCAGCAATGAAGGAGAACGACCCAGTAGGATATGCAGTTAAGGTTGCAGAGATGACCGAAAAGAAAGAACAGTTACAAGCTATTCAAGCTGAAAAGCAACGCATTGCTCAAGAGCAACAAGCGGAGCAACAAGCACAAATGCAAAAGTTTGTACAACAAGAACAAAATAAACTAGCAGATTCCTTACCAGAGTTTTCAGACAAAACGAAAGGCGAACAAATCAGAAATGATATTCGTAGCTACGGAAAAAAGATTGGATTCACAGACCAAGAGTTATCTCAAGTCTATGACTCTCGTCATGTATTGGTATTACACAAAGCAGCACAGTATGACAAATTAATGGCAGGTAAAGCTGGTGTTAAGAAGAAGGTAGCGAAAGCTCCTAGAACAGTCAAGGGTGGTGCAAAGGTAAAACAAACCAATATAGATACAAAACGAAAACAGATGGCAAGGCTAAAGCACTCTGGAAGAAAAGAAGATGCGGCAGCCTTATTTGAAAACTTTATTTAAGGAAATATAAACAATGGCAACATATTTAACATACACCGATAAAGTCGGTGATATTCAACAAAGTAACAGAGAAGATTTAACAGATGTAATTTACAACATCTCACCAACAGATACTCCTTTCATGAGTACTATTGGTAAATCTACAGCAAAGGGTACATACCATGAGTGGCAAGTAGACGAATTAGCTGATGCAGTTGATGACAACGCAGCAGTTGAGGGTGCAGATGCTACTGCTATGACTTTGAACCCAACAACTCGTGTGGGTAACAGAACTCAAATCTCACAAAAGACTATCCAAATTGCAGGTACACAAGAGATTGTGGACAAAGCAGGTAAGAAGTCTGAAAAAGCATACCAACTTGCAAAAGTTTCTGCTGAACTAAAACGAGACATGGAGAAAGCTCTCCTATCTAACAACCCTGCTGATGCAGGTTCTTCAGCTTCAGCTAGAAATCTTGGTGGCTTACAAACATGGCTAGAAACTAACTATGTTGGTACAGGTACAGCAGGTAGCGGTGGTACTGATGCTCGTGTTGAAGGTACTCCTGCTGCATTTACAGAAGATATGCTTAAAGATGCAGTTCGTAAGGCATACGAAGCAGGTGGTGACCCAACTATTCTTATGGTTACTCCACATTGCAAACAAGTAGCTTCTACATTCACAGGTATTGCAGGACAGCGTTATCAAGCTCCTGCTGATAAAGCAACTACTATCATTGGTGCTGCTGATGTCTATCTATCAGACTTCGGTACAGTTTCTGTTGTTCCTAACAGACTAATGGCAGATGCATCTACTTCAGGTGATGTAGCATTTGTACTAGACCCAGAATATGCTTCTGTAGCATATCTACGCCCATTCCAAACTAATGAATTGGCTAGAACTGGTGACAGTGAAAAAACTCAACTTTTAGTAGAATACACACTACAAGTTAAGAACGAAGCAGCACACGCAATTATTGCTGATTTAAAGAAAACTACTACTACTCCTACTCCTTAATAAAGGATAGGTAATATGGTTATTGCCCCTTCGGGGGCATTACCCTTACAGGACAACTATGAAAACACATAAAGTACATGATGTAGGTGATGGCATTGTTATTGAAACAGCACAAGATGTCACTGATATTGTTGAGCGTAATAAAATAGAATACAACAACTCTACTAGCACTTGGGGTGAAGATGTATTTGACAACAAGATAGCAAGTATTCCTATGGTCGTAATAGATGAACTAAACAAACAAAAAGTTATGAGAGGGTTTCATGTTCTGGATGTAAAGAAGTTTAAAGAATTCTTAAATCATCCTGACAACAGATTCTTCAG